ACCTTACATTCTTTTTCTAAATATACTTTTGTGTTTTTGCAAACTCCACACTCAGTAACCTTACCCGCCGTTTTAGCGAATATTAGCATTTCATCTAAAATTGTGTTTATTTCTTCTATTGGGTTTCCCCCAAACATATTATCTAAACTACTCATATCTTAACTACAAAATAGGTTAGTAGGAACTTCGATTCCTTTTTGTTTTTTGATTTGGTAGAAAACGTTGAAGAATGCTTTGTAAACTTTACCAGCATGCTCTAAGTAATCTGAATTTGGAACTTTCCACATCATTTGTCCACCACTCATATGGTGTTTATTAACAACTGTGATTTCCCATCCTTTGAGGATTAGATTAACAATCTTTTTTTGAGCTGGAGTGAACTTAACACCCTCAATTGATTTTTCGAACTTTTCTATTTTTGTCATTTTTTAATTATTAGTGGGGTTAAACTCTCAACCCTTATTACACTACTAATATACGACTTTTTACTGGATTTACCAAATTTTAATGTTAAGAAATTGTTAAATCTTTGTTAAAGTTATTAACAAATACCAAAGATAAAAAACGTTACCATTAATAGAATATATACGAGTGTACTGATATCTTTTTTATGATTCATAGGGTTATGGTTGATAGAATTCTAAATAATCCATTAGTTTATATTTTATCAATGGGTATTTTTCTGAATATAGTGCTACTGTTCGTTTGTTTGTATCATATACACCGGCTTCTAATATGTTACCTCTTTCATCTTTTTTATCATATACCGGTCCACCAATTTTCCATTTAAGTTTTACCTTTAGATAGAGTACATCAGATAACCCATCTTCTGAACCAATTTGGTTAAACTTTTTTTTATTAAGTTCGATACAATTATTATCATATCTATATCCAAAGTATCGTTCCATAAATCCATTCTTCATATCATCATCTGTAACAGGTTCAATATCTGGGTTTGGTAACATCATTTTTTTAATATCTAAAGTTTTTACATTATCATATATAAATGATTTAGCTAAATTTACACCATCGGAGTTTTCTAAACCAATAGCTTTGATATTTACATATGGTATCAGAACTCTTGATATACCATCGACAAATGTTGCTTTTGAAAATACTTCACCTGTAGTATATCTGTGATATTGCCCTATGTACTCTGTAGTATCTACAAACATCCACTCTTCACCCTTAGTTATTAATCCAGTGGTTATCTGTGCTTTTGTATAATATATTCTTTTTCGTTTGAATTCGTTAGCCATAATTATATCCTCATTACAGTTTCTAATGAAGTATCCCATCCACCCTGTCCATCGAATGAGTGATTTACTGCCGTTACACTAAACATTACTTTAGGGTCTGCAAAGACAGCTGGTAATCTATCTATCTTAATTGGTGATAGAAATTTAATTCCCCAAACACCATCTATAGTAACACTTAGATTTAATGTATATTGTATCTCACTATATCTACCCTTTTGTAACTTCGCATTACCCTTTGCTTCTCTTTGTATCCAACCCCTACACGCATCACCATATGCTGTTAATTTTTGTGGGGATGCTCCTTTATCTCCAATTTCATTTCGTAATTTCAATAAACCATCTAAATCAACGAGGCCTGTCTTTTTTCCTGCTACAACTTTTCCACTATCGGGATTATCTGGAAATGGGCCGCCATTACTTTTGGTTAAATAATGTCCATTAGATGTACCTTTTTCTATATTGGATTTAGTTGCCATCAAAACGTAATCTGAATCAAATTCACTACTCAATGATACTGATTTAGTTATTGACCTTTTTGATAATGTTTCGAATGTATAAGTGGTTAATCCTTTTGAACCATCACTAACTAATTTTTTATTTACTATGTTAATATCAAATGGTGGTTTCTGATTATCAGGTTGCAATGGTTGTCCAGCTTTCATTGGTATTGCTGCTAATGTGATTAACCCACCCGTTAAAACATCTATTCTCGCAAATATAGCTTTTAAGTATTCTGCTATTTTTACAGGACTTTTAAATCCACCAACACTTTTAGATGAATCAGCCATACTCTTATATGTTTTGGTTAAATAATCAAATGATAACGCTATTTTATCTAAATCTGTTGAATCATCAGAAGTAGCATTCTCTTTTAATGTTGTACCCCATTTTGCAAAGTTTGCAGCGTTACTACCATCTGAAGGGTCTCCATAACTTCCTTGAGGACCTGGTAAAAAACAATCTTTCGGGTCTGAAGAACCTATTTCTTTAATGTCAGGCCATGTGTTGAGTTCTGCATCTGAGGATATTTTATATTTGTTACCCTCTTCATCACCCATTTTATTTATGTATCTAATAAGTGTACCTAACGTAGTGAAAAATAAGTAAGTTTCCTCATCGTTAAAGAATCCTGGCTCAACAATTAATTCAGCTGCTCCAAATGTTCCTTTTATTGGCATTCCTTTTACAGCACCCTGCTTTATTATAAGTTTGTTATCACCCAAATCGGAAACAGAATCAGGACCATCATCACTAGCTAATCCAAATGCATCTCTACACGCACATTCTAAATCATATAAGAAATTTCCTTCTTTCGTTTCTCCGCCATCATCGGTTTCTGCAGTTCCACTTAAATCATCACCACCCCATAATCCTGCTGCTGACATTGCTTTTACGTTACAATCAAATGAACCATCTTCATTCATGCTAAAATCATAATTGAAAACATTAGCAGTTACTGTACCAGTATTAACACCACTAGCGTATCCTTTCCAACCGAAATTTACTTCAATTTCACCACCTACTCTCATAACAGATGCTTCAGCTGCATTTAAGTCAGCCATTGTAAATACTGTAAAAGAGAATTCTATATTATATAGATATGAATCGGTATAATCACCACCACCTTCATTTGTTATTTTACATGATTTTAGTAGAGGTTTAAATTTACGAATACCATCTTCCGATGTGTATAATCCAATGTGAGGTCCTTGATTGTGAGATGCACCATCACCTATTGTAAATCCTTTTACAGATTGTATAACAGTTTCTGATTTACCTGTTGACCTTATGGTGATGTATGCGTATTTATCATAATTCCACGCTTTACCATGAGATTCTAACGCATCACCACGCCTATCTAACTCTGCTTTTACATTACCATCAAATCCTTGGTCAAATCCACTCATAACTTTACTTTTTTATTTATTTAGTTGAACATATTCTTTGTAAATACCTAGATAATCATATGGTATTCTTAGTTGAGTACCAATTGGTATTTCTAAATCACCCTTACCTAAATAATTAGCTCTTGCAATAATCCACCATAATCGTGAATCTTCATAATATTTATAAGCCATATTATCTAATCTATCACCTTGTATAGAAATGATGTATGTATCATTTTGATTTTTTTCCATCTTTGGGTATCTAATGGTTTTTTTAAAACGTTTACCCAATTCGGTTCTTAATAGTTCTATATTTTCGTATCTATTTGCCATATTTTACATCCCATCTAAATTATAAACAGTTGATTGGTATTTTGGTAATTCGTTCATTAATAATTTTAATCCTATTGATACATCTATACCCATAGATGCCTGTTCATCAATATCCCAAGGTACATCATCTGAAAATGAGTATGATAACGAATCTATGAATGATAATTGGTTTACCCATAATTTACCTAAAGTAAAATCTAACAGAATACCCTCATATCCATTTGTACCATAGTTAGGCATTGTCATTGTGGATAATCTTTCTAATTTTTTATACAATGGGATTAGTTCCGCTTTAGATGTTGGATATACTTTGAAGTTAAAACTCATACTTCTTTCAAATGTTCCGTATTTAAACGCCTGGTCAGCTCTACCATTATATTTCATCCCATCCCAAGATGGTGAGAATGTTTCTGTTATACCAGTAACAGTTGCTCTGAATTGTAATTTAGAACCACCACCATGTTTATCAAATATTAGTTTAACTAAATCATCCTGCTCTGCTGCGTTTATACCCGATGTTTGAATTGGGTCAGCGGCATGAGATGTAGTATAATCTGTTCTATCTGCTCCAACTTTACCAGGATTTGTAAATTTAAACCTAGTTTGTAGTGATTTATCGGTGTATGCAGCTTTTGTAGCTCTTTTGGATTCATCACCTGTTAACAAACTTCTAAAATCAGTTACTTCAATATCATTAGCTACTCTATCAGGCATATTTCCATATGCTATAGTTTCATATCCTTTGATAAGTTCTGATGATGTTAATACTTCTATATTATGAGATGTTCCATTTGTATTTTTTACTTTTTCGAATGGATTTTCCTTTGAGGTGTGTGTAACACCTCTATTCAATGCCCCATCAGATGGTCTACCCTCAGTTGAATACGATTCCCATGCAAGACCTAAATCAGTACCTTCGTAATCACTACCTTCTAAGTCTGAACTTCTATTTTCACCATATGTAAACTCATCATTGTGAGTTATACCAGCTTTTTTATTAGTAGTATCGTTAGGGTCTGAAGTTGGTTCTCTATCAGGATACTTATTAAATTCAGTATATGGTTTTACTTCTTTTCCTAATGGTGTTTTATCTCTATCAAATGGTAAAAAGTTTAGATTTTGAGCTGCTGTTGGCCCCGTTGAAGGGTCTGTTCCTACTACACTATATTGATTTTGAATAGTGAATCCATCGAATACATCAAATCTAGTATCTTCATCTCTATGTGGAACTCTACCACCTGGAATTAAACCATAAAGGGAGTTTGGTCCACCCAATCCTTGCAATCTTAAAAATGGTGCACCTTTAAAAGTAGAAGATGTTGTTGTACCACCAATTGTAAGGAATGATTCATTGTATAATCCAACTAATCTATTACCCGTACCCGCAATACCTAATGTTATATCATCTACTTGAGCTACTTTTTTAACCTTTTGTACAGTTTCATATTTTTCAGGATTAGCAGCTTCTGGTAATGGTAATATACCATGTCTGCGTGGGTGTAATCCTGCAAACCCACCAAGTGTTGAAGCGATTGTATTTATAGGAGTCCAAACCTTCGTTAATCGTTTTCCAGTAATGGTTTCTACATTAGGGTTGGATGCTTGTAAACCTAAGTTCTTTACACCCCACAATAAACCTTTTACTGAAATCATCCACTTACCTAAACGCACTACATCAACAACTGCTCTATCAACTGCGGTTACGATACCACCCCTAACTAAACCATCATCTATAGGAAATCCAAATCCCCACTTTTGTGGTTCACCTTTGGTTAATCCTTTTCTTTGAATACCTCTTAGGATTAATGGATGTGCAAATGCGGATGTTCCTAAATTGAATGCATCATCTCTTAAATTAAACTTATTATATTGCTCATCTAAGAATGATGGAGATTTACGCTTAGCTTGCCCCTTACCAATTCCAAATCCTTCTTCTCCTGAATTCATACCACCGGCATCATTGAATGATTTACCATAAGTTTTACCTAAAGTAAAGGTATTATCAGATGTATTAGAAAATAATGAACTAGCCCCATCAAATACAGTATTGTTAGGATTTACACCCACAAATCTAGTTGCCTCTACTCCACCAAATTTAGAATTAAATCCAGTTGAGTGAATATCTGAAAGATTGTTTACTTCTTTAAAATCTTTTCCTTCACTTTCCAATTTCTTTTTAAATGAAAAATCAGTTGGTGTTGTTTCACCTAAACCCCTTTCACCATTTGGAATATTCATTGGAGTTGGTGATGTTTCACCTAAGAACTTAGAACTCCTATCTGATGATAGTGGAGTAGTTTCACCCAAAAACTTAGAGCTTTTATCAGATTCCTTTGGAGTAGTTTCTCCTAAGAACTTAGAACTCCTATCGGATTCGGTTGGAGTAGTTTCTCCTAAGAATTTAGAACTCTTATCAGATTCATTAGGTGTTGTCTGTCCTAAATATCTTTCTTCTAAACTCATTGGTTTTGGTGATGTTTCACCTAAGAACTTAGAACTCTTATCAGATTCCTTTGGAGTAGTTTCTCCTAAGAACTGAGTTTTATTATTTGCTTCTTTTGGTGTTGTCTCACCTAAAAACTTAGAACTCTTATCAGCTTCTTTAGGAGTAGTTTCACCTAAGAACTGAGTTTTATTATTTGCTTCTTTAGGAGTAGTTTCACCTAAGAATTTTGATTGGTTATTTGCCTCTTTAGGAGTTGTTTCACCTAAGAATTTAGTTTTGTTATCCATTTCCTTTGGTGTTGTCTCACCTAAGAATTGTGATTGATTATTTGCTTCTTTTGGTGTTGTCTCACCTATGAACTTAGAGCTCTTATCAGATTCAGTAGGATTTGTTTCACCTAAGAATTTAGATGAGTTATCCATTTCTTTAGGATTTGTTTCACCTTTAAACTTTTCAGTTTGATTTACCAACTTAGGGTCGGTTTGTCCTAAATATCGTTCTTCTAAACTCATTGGCTTAGGAGTAGTTTCACCCTTAAACTTTTCTGAGTTATCCATTGGCTTAGGAGTAGTTTCACCTTTAAACTTTTCAGTTTGATTTATCTTTTGAGGATTTACTCCAGATTTTTCTGTTGGTGAAATCGTTGCTTTTACAGGAGCAGATTTTACTAACCCACTAAGAGGTGTTTTGTTTAAGTTTTTATTAACCTCAACTGTTGGTTTAGAATCCAAAGGTGTTGTTTTAGGAACTCTAAACTTTGATAAATCTGATTTCATATCTTTAAGTGCCATTAGCTAAATCCCCTTGCGTTTTTACCTTGTCTACGTTGTACTGCCGTTATCTTTTGTACTGCCTTACCATCTATTGATAATACTATTGGTTGTGATTGTAAAACTGATGCTAATCTTTCGTAATCTATCATATCAGAACCACCACTATCTGATGTGGATTCGGATTCACCACCACCACCAAATAACGAACCTAATCCATCTAATACAGGAGCGATAGCTGCTAAACCACCTATTGCTGCAAATATTGGTAGTGCTAACAATCCAGCACCAGCCATAGTTACTAAACCACCCGCTATACTCATTAATCCACCTGCAACTCCATATAATGGTGTTGTTACTGAACCCATTGTACTTAATGATTCTGATAATGTTGCTATTACACCACTTACTTCACCTAAATTTTGTGTAATTGATGCTAACCCACTACCTGCTTGTTCTAATTGAGGTCCTATCATAGCTAATTCACTTATATCATCTATAATACCACCACCAAAGAATGATGCTGCTGATGCAACTGCCATTGAAATTCCAAATGCAACCATACCAACTGATGCTAACATCAATGCCGGTCCTAATAACATTAATGCTCCAATATTTTCTAAAGATAATGCACCCATCATAGTTACGAACCCATCTGCTATTGCACTAATGATTGGTGGGATTGCTCCCATTACCCCAACTATTACACCACCAAATGCTTCAATTGCTGGTGTTGCTATATTTAATGCGATTGCGAATGGAATCATAGCCAATCCTAATGCCCCTATTAATGCGATTCCTAAGAATGGTAATCCACTAGCGGCTGCCGTTCCTAACGCAGTTAATCCAACACCTAATGCACCTAATCCAGCTGATGCTGGTATTCCTAATAATGATATAGCGATTAAGAATGGAATAGATGCTATTGCTAACCCAGCTGCTAATGCGAATGCTCCTAATGCGAGTGAACCCATAAATGAGGATGCCATAGCGGTCAATCCTACTGATAATGATGTGAAATTAGGTCCTAATTGTGCTAATGGTGTTAATCCCATAAATAATAAGAATGGAATTGATAGTATAGATGGAATTGCTGCGATTCCGAATGCGGCTACAGCCAATGAACCCATAAATGTGGATGCCATACTATTAAGACCTGTTGCTAATCCACTAAAGTTAGTTTCTAATTGTTTTAATGGAGTTAATCCCATAAATAATAAGAATGGAATTGATGGAAGTGCTATTATAAATGCAGGTCCTGCCAATGCAACTGCACCTATACCTGCGAATACTTTAGAATCACCCATCTCTTTTAAACCATCGGCTAATGATTTTAACCCACCACCACTTTTAGAACCACCTTTATCTACTTTAGGTCCCATATCCTGTGTTTTATCTAAACCTGGCAAATCAGGTTTAGCCCCACCACCACCTTTTGAGAAAACACCTTTTATTTTACTACCTAAATCTTTTGCTGAGTTAGCTGCTCCTGTGAACATACCACCTAGACCAGTCTTTCCATTCATCATTAGGTTCATTATAGTTGTTTTCGCTATAACCTTACCCATCTCCATAAGTAAACTACCAGCTCCTTTAACAGCTGAAAAGAATCCACCTTTTAACATCTCAATTGCTGGTGCTGCGGCTCCATATTTTTCTGTAAGTTCGTCTTGAACTCTTTTTTTGTCCATCATAACGGATAATTGTTCTTTATCCATTCCCATTGCGGCTGCGGTTGCTGCTTTTTCTTTTTCAGTCATTTGAGCGAACTCTTCTTGTCCACCCACACCTTTTAATATTTCTGCAGATAATCTTTCTTGAGCTGCTATTCTTTCTTCATCAGTACGAGCAGATTCCAGAGATAATGCGGCACTTCTTACAGCGTTAGCATTAACATCTCTACCTAACATCACTCTAGCTTTAGCAGCTGCTTTCATATTACCTTCGATATCCAAAACATTATTTGCTATGTTTTGAATTTCTTCCATATTAGTACCCTGCTTAATTAAAGCTGCGTTACCTTCTAATATAACATCCAGTTGTTCTTGAGTTTTACCTCTCAGCTTAGACATCTGAGAACCCATACCTTCCATCATCTTTTTGGCGTTTACACCATGCTTTTCTGCTAATTCTTTTATATGGTCACCAACTTCACCAGCTTCCATTCCTGCATTTTGGAAGGTACTTACTAAATCAGTTGCCGATGCTGCATCTCCTGTAAGTGATGCTACTTCAGTAACACCCTTTATCATATCTGATGTTGCTGCGTTTACATTACCAAACTTTTCAGCGATTGCTGATGCAGATGATGCTAATGCTTCTGAACCATACATCATTCCAGTTAAACTAAATGATGCTGCATCGATATTACCTTTAAGTATTACGGCTTCTCCACCACTTAGCCCCTGTTGAGTAACCATATCTCTCAATGTATCTACATGAGCGGTTAGTGATGCTCCAACATTTTCAAATGCTTTATTCATAGCAAGAGCGGCTACACCACCCTTAGCTACTGCCGCAGTTATATCATCATCTATCCCTAATATGTTTTGAAGAGTTTTCTTTCTGTCATCAAGAAGTTCTTGATAGTGTTCTGCTGATTCTTGCCGTTTTCCCTCTCGTCTAACAATTTCATCCAAATCATCTAATTGGGTTAGTAGAGCTTTTCCTATATCTTTGCCAGTTTTTGCTTGTTTTAATAATATTGCTTGTTTGGCGTCTTGTATTTTGGTAAGTTTACTTGCTAAATCAGTTTCACCTTGTATGTCGGTGAGTAAGTCCTTTTGGCTTTGATTTAATTTCTTTTGTCCTTGGACTCTCTTTAACAATATGGCAGATATGTTTGTCTGAAGTGATTCTTCAGCTCTAAGAGCTTTGAGATTTTTTGCATTCTCTTCAGCTATCTTCTTTTGGATATTTTCTTTTTTCTTAGCCATATAGCTACTATACTATTATTTCCAGTCTACTGGTTTAATATTATATTTTTTAAGTAGTTCTTGATATCTAGGGTCATTTGTTAGTTGTTGGTATTCTTTTTCTGCTTTAGCAAGTTTAATTTTCTTAAAAAAGTTAGATAAGAACCCTTCAGAGAGACCCTTTGATTTCAACATCTCTGTAAGTTTTGATTTGGTTATTTTGGCCATGTTAATGTATCCCTTATTTGTTAGTTGTATATAAATATAGAAATACCCAACAAATCATCAAAAAATTCATTGGGTATTAATATTATCTTCTTCTTGATTTAGCTTTCTTCATTTCTTTATCATGTGCTTTCTGTTCTTCTTGTCTAAATTCTACAATTTTACCTATATAGAATTTTCTTGCCCAAACAGGCATATTGTAAACATCAGTAAAGTTGAATCCACCATTTCCGTGGAATATCAAATCAAAAATGTGAGAGTGTAAATGCTTCCTATAACTAAGATTGAGGCCAAAAAAAGCCAAGCCCCATAGGCAGTAGCATATCTCTCCCTTCCCCGGTCTCATCAGATATAAATTCATAAGTTAAATCAACATCTGGTACGACTTTGTTTATATGCGTTCTGAGAGCCCTTGAATCGGCCGCAAATAATTCGTTTTCTACGAAGTGATTGATTGTAGTTTGGTCTGTATCACCATCTACTGATACTATTGTATTTTTTAATCTGATAGTAAGTTGTTTATCAGTCTTATCATTCAACTTTCTAGATGCTTTCTTTTGTGCTTCTAATTGATGTTTGATTTTTCTTTCCTTACTTTCAGTTAATGCTTGAAAGGTTACTTTCCTTTTAGATTGTGGTAATTCAAACTCATATTCGTTTTTATGTAGTTCTGTTTGACCTGAACCATCATAATCTGTAGATTCAAATTGAGTTAAATCAATAACTTCTTTCTGCATCGTACCTGGTTGTGTTGGGTCATCAATCTCTACTTCATAATCTTTACCATATCCTAAGATTCTAGCCGCAATCATAATTGCGTTTTTATCACCTAATGTGATATCTATGTATTTTACAGGAGCTCCATCACCATTTGATATAATCAATGATTGAAACAATCTATCTAATACTGAACCATCTTTTATGTAAGATTGTGTAGTAAGTATATCCTCTTCTTTAGCTGTCATATACTTCATTTCCACTTTACCACTTGAAAGGGCGTTATCTTTTGGATAAACTAATCCTTTTGATGGTAAATCTACGATTTCTGTTGGGAATTTGTAATCAGAAACCTTTTTTTGCTCATACTGCTGTTTAGCGAGCTCAACCATATCCGCTGCGGATACTGGGTTTTTGTAATCATCTTGTAATTTTTCTTTGCTCATAACGTTTCTCGTTTTAAAACTTATTTAATGTTGGTTAACCTTATATAAATATACAAATAATATTAATTAAACTAATTAAACGAAAAAACCCCTACTAAATTAATAGTAAGGGTTTCTAAATTTGTAATACTTAGTATAATTTGATAATTAGTATTGTAATATTGCGTAATCGTATGCTAGTGTTAAATCTACAGTTGCGATATCTTCACCAGTATAGTCCATATCTGAGAACTTTGCTGTTTCAATAAATGCTCCTTTTAATGTCCACTCTTCTACTTTATCACCTACAGGACCCAAACTGTTAAATGTGATATCTTTTTTGTAGAAATCAGAGTAACCATCACGGCCTGTTACTGATTCGTGGTGTAATCTTACCCATTCCATTGCTGCTTGTGCTGCTGATGGAACTACCGGGTCATATAATGATATAGTTAAACTACTCCACTCACTTCTACCTTTTACATATCTTCTAACATTAATATGGTCTATGGTAACTTTACCATTTGCTATTTCTGGTCTGTTGGCGGCTTTCACTAAGTACGCTGGAATTCCTTCTATGTACATAATGAATCTGTTTGACATCTTCGGTTCGAATGATGTAAACATTACTTCTGTTGGGTCTAATAATTGTGCCATTTTTGTTTTCCTCTGTTTCTAATTCTTTAATATAAATATAGTTCTTTTTAAAAAATAGTTAGTCCCCCTAAAAATATTAGGGGAACTAAGATATTATTTATATACTATTCTGGAAATGCTGCTCCAGTTGGTAGTACGTTGAAGTCAAGAACTATAAATTCTGCTGTTTTTGCTGGTTGTAAGAATATCTCACCCACCATTATATTTCTATCGATTACATCTGGTGTGTTGTTGGTTTCATCCATCTTCACTCTAAATGCGTATAAACCTTGTCTTTGTTGAATTGATTCTAAGTAAGGATTAACGATTGATAGGAATCTATTTCTCGTAGCTGCTGTGTTGTTTTCGAACACTAAGTAACGAGTAGATGATGCGATGAATTTCTTCACTGCGATTAACAATCTTCTTACATTGATTCTATCCAATGCCGATGGTTTTGCTTGTAATGTTTTCTGTCCAAATACAGTTACACCCTGACCAGGGAATGTTGCGATAGGATTCAATCTACCTTCGTAAAGTGCATCTCTCTCAACTCTAGTCAATCTTGTCTTAGCTTCAATTACTGAAGTTAATCCACCTCTATTTAAACCAGCAGGTGCGAACCATTCGGCTGCAACTTGGTCATTAAATGCTATAACACCCGGAAGTACTACAGATGGCGGAACCCAAACAGGTTTGTTTTTGTCAGTATTCAGTATCTTAACCCAAGGGTAGTAAGATGCTACATAGTTTGAATCAAATGGTTGAACAGCGTTAACTGCCGTTGAAATTGAATCACCCCATGCTGATGCATCCATAATAAAGAATGTATCTTGTCTATCTTCACACATATCTTTAGCAAATGTTGTTACTGAAGAATGTAATCTGTGGATAAGACCAGGAATTACTAACATATTGATATCAAATTCATCAGGATTAGATACAGCGTTAATTGCTTTTCTATATGCTAATGTACCAGCTGCTGTGTTTGATGAACAATCCCATCCTTGCGTATTTCCAGAAACAATATCGTTTCCTAAAGATACAACTCTAGAAGGTTTGAATCCATCAAATCCACCTTGAAATGGTACTAAGAACTTACGAGAGTTAATCGTAGTTTTAGCGTTATCTAATGATATTTTATCAGTATTTGGTGATGCTGATGATGGGTAGTTAGCTCCAGCTTCTTGGTTATAATCACCTAAATAGAATGCCGTACCTACTACTGCCGTTGCCGAATCAGGAGTTGGTGATAGGAAGTTTCTATTATCGTTAACTGCGAAATCAAAATCTAATCCGTAGAATTTCTTAGGATTATATGATTGATTGATTTGTTGGTTAGATACCATAGTTGGTGCAGGTAAATCGAATTTAGTTCCGAATGGATTTTGTAATGCTCCAAATCCGAAAGGTACTAAAGTTTCATCAATTGCTTTGTTCATTACTGCTGGTGAAGCTTCAACTCTAATATTTGCTGAATTGTTAGCGTAATCACCATTTGTTGATAATTTACCATCATCATCTACAGTAATATACTTATCACCAATTACTCTTACGATAAAGTTTGGTGAATCAGGATCTAAGTTAACACCTTGAAATTGTTCAACTAAGTTTGGTCTGATATCTGAATCAACTATACCTACGAATGGTGAACCAGCAATCTTATCTTGGTCTACTCTTCGTACTACTACAGTAAATGAACC